AATTCCCATATTTTAGCACGCAACTCATCATCACCATTAACCTTATCAGCATAACACAACCAACTATAAGATGGGGTCAACGCTTCTTTGTCGCTCGTCAGTGCAGTTAAACGCTCAGAATCATTCTGATACCTCTTACTCGCAAATTTAACGTATTCTTGTACCAAATCCATCTTTGTCCCACCGTGCACAACTGAATCCAATACAGTTGAACGTCTTTTTTCACCATCATTACCTGTGATTGTAATCCAATAGCATTTTTTAGGTACGTAAAAATCATCTTTACCAGGATGGGAGGGAAAAATTCTTATTTTCAAAGTTTTCCCATCTTCAAGATTAAGATATTCGCCACCAGAAGCACCAATAATACTATTATCAGCGTCAACTCTTTTTTGCAACTTCTTTATTGATGTTGCCTTTAACTGTTCTCTAATGTTACTCATAATTTTTTTGTTTTTTAATTGATTAATTTTTTTGTTTTTTTGATTGTTATGTTATTAACTTTTCCTTCAATCAAGGTTTCATCTACATCTCCCTGCTGTATCGTCAAAGATAATTTGTTTAACTTTTCTGATTTATCTTTTGCTGACCAAAATACGCTATTGATATAATCTCTTGTTTTTTGAGAATTTATCAAATTTTTCCTCAATGTCTGATAAGATTGTTGTAATATTAACGCTGAATTTAATGCGTCTATTGTTGGGTTTTTACCGCCATTTGCTTCAGCAAGTTCTATTTTTAATTTTTCTTTTAATTTTGACTCCAAAATATCAAGATTTAATTTTAATTCCGATACCCTACTTTCTGCCTCAGCAAGCATATTTCCAAATTTATTCACAATGACGGGAAACGTAACTATTTCGCCAATTAAATTTGAATAATCAATCCTTAATAAGGAATCAACTTCAATATTTTCATCAAATTCATCAAAAACTAATTTGTATTGATTTTCACCAATGTTAGCAATAACTTTTTTCATTTTATCTCATTTTTTAAAATGTGTAAACCAATGACACAATAACCTATCATATCACATAAGGTATCTTCAATTGATTCAAAATTAGGAACACCGCTTTCTGAAATATATTTTTCCACTAATGTTCTTAAACGGCTTTCCTTGTCGTGAATATGAACCACATTACCAACCATACCTAAATCAAATGAAGCGGAACCATAATCTTCATTCTTTTTCAAAAGTGTTGATTTTATTTTCGCAAAAATATCATCCACACTTTCTGAAGTCATTGTTACATTTGAGTTAACACTCTGTTGACTAAAAATTTTCTTTTTTTTCATAACTTTTATTTAATTCGTAAATTACAAAATCACTACTATCTTGTATAGGTCTAATATCAACTTTTTTAGAAAATTCTGATTTCTTAAAACTGTCAATTAAAATACCGCCTGATGTTAGTATTCCATTTTTGCAATTCTCCACTTTGGAATAAAAATTCGCATTACCTAATCTTAATTCACGCACTACATAATGACACATCGCTAACCAATCGCAAAACTTCACAAACTTGTGACTCAATGAAAAATCGTTACTGAAAATTGAACGATATAACATCGTTTCCACATCGGTTACTACTTTATCATAAATGTCAAAATTTTTCAAAAAAACCTCCTCACAATAACTTCTGATAGCAGACCGTATCGCTACGCCATTATACTCATTATACTTAACTTCCTGCGACACGTCACGCAAAAACAAAGATTCATCTACATCGTGAAAAATAGCGTGACAAAGTGTCCTGTTAATGAAATCACTAACATTACTTGAATGAATACCATTGAAAACCTCTTCCAATAATATTGCTGTGAATGCAGCCACTTTATAACTGTGCTGTGAAATACTCTCTCGGTTATTAATATCTAATTCCTCCCATTGTTGAATATTATCCATCCGTGCTACAAGTGGAAAGATGTCTCTGATTTTACTTTTCATATTAACTCTTTTTTTTCTTTTATTAACTTTGACCCCCTATCCGACAATATACAATTTGGTACTTGACGTTGAATAAAGGCGTTTTTCATTGCGGAACTTATCTCTTGACACCATACCATTAATAGCCACTACACGTCCTTTAACATCTTCAATATTTTCTGTAATCTTTTCAAAAGCATCCGGCCAAAGCAACACCGGAATAATTGTGTTATTACAATCAATATTCAATGTACACATAACTCCTGACTTTATTTCCTTAGTTTGGTAATATATCAACTTACCTGCAATGGTCACCTCTGTATTATCCCTACATACGGAAAATTCACTATCACTAATATATAAGGATGCAACACGTTTATTAGGGATAGCACTCCTAATCATACTTTCGTAATCTATCTCACCAAAACCAGTTAAACGTTTCTGCTCTAAAATCCAAAAAGCATTCGTATTTGAATCGGTTGAATTATACTCTGCTGGCAATTCATCCCCCTTTATGTCAACTAAATATTGTTTCAAAAGTTTTTTACGATCACGCTGATTTTGAATGTTTTCAATAAGGTCAAATGCACCTGATACGATTAAACACTTTATAACGGTTTTATTGACTTTTGACGGTACACGTGAAATAAATTCTTCTAATGAAAAAAACCTTCCTCCACTCTCTCTTGTTTTCATAATACAATCAACAGCAACATCACCAACACCCTTTATTTTCGTCAAACTAAAAAAAATTCTGTTACTACTATCATCACAAGTGAAATCTCTACTTGAAAAATTAACATCAGGAGGACGTACTTCTATTTCAACTCCAGTTTTCTTCAATTCCGCTAATCTGTAAGGAATTTCACTTTCTTTTGCAAATTGCAAACTCGTTGTCCAAAATTCAATAGGATAATGAACCTTGAACCACTGACTCCAATATGACATAATACTGTAAGCGGCTGCGTGGGACTTGTTAAAACCGTAACCGCTGAATGCTAAAAGTTTTTTCCACACTTTATCCGCATATTCATCACATTTTTCAACCCCATTTTCAATCAAAAGTTTTTTATAGCCACTCTTAAATTTGTCTCCAAATGAAGACAATGTGGTCATATCCTTCTTTTTTATAGTAGTTCGCAATATATCACTTTCAACTTTTGTCAGACCTCCTACTATTACCGCTTGCATAATTTGTTCCTGGAAAACGTATAGACCAAAGGTTGTTCGTGTTATCTCCTCCATACCAATATCATATTTAGGTTTTTTCTTGCCATTCTTTATGTCAGCAAAGTCTTGATGTGCGTTAAGTTCCATTGGCCCAGGACGAAACAATGCCGTCATTGCTATAAGTTGCTCAAGGGTATTCGGTTTAACCTGACGACAATAATTCATTAAACCACTCGTGCCAAACTGAAAAACATCTTCATTCCATCCTCTTTTAAAAAACTTAAAAACCTCCTCATCATCAAGAGGAATATCATTAAGATTAACCGACTTTTTTTTGTTGCTCTTTATTAAAGATACAATTTCAGTAAACTTATCTAATTGAGACAATCCTAATATATCCTCTTTTAAAAAACCACTCTTGTCAATATATTTTCCTTCCCATTCAGAAACAAGTACGCCATCAACAGACTTAACCGGAAGCCACTCCCAAATATCAATGGGTCTATTACTGCCATCAACAGTCTTTTTAGGAACAATGATAACCGCTGATGGGTGAACGCTCTCTGCCTTCGGTTGCAATAGTGCCCACTTCGTATAATGAACAATGTCAGGATATTGTTGAACAAATTTAAAAAGTTGTTTTGATTTTGAAGCATACTTGAATAAGTCGCCCCAAGTACATTCTACCTGATCATCAATATCTTTTGTTAACTTATTCGTGTAATCAAACGTCAATCCTCTTATTTTTCCAAAATCCTTTATACAAGTTTTCAACTTCATCCTCGTATAGGTACCAATCGCACAAGTATAATCATACCCATATTTACATCTTATATATTCCTTCACACAATCTCTGTATTCAGCGGGAAAATCAACGTCTATATCGGGCATACTGTCAGCACTTTTTGCACGCTCACCACTAACTCTCGTTTCATTCAAAAAACGTTCAAAAAGCAAACCATACTTCAATGGGTCAACATCTGTTATATGAAGTAGATACGCAACCAAACTTCCACACACACTACCCCTCCCGGAACCAGTCTGTATTTTGTTGTCCCTACACCAACTCATAATGTCGCA